AAGGAATAATTATTCTATTTTTGTTTCTTCCTTCTGCCTCTGGTGTAATATAAAATCTATAATCATCTAACTCAATAGAACGAGATTTTAAATAATCAATATATACTTGATGAGTACTGTCAGTAGAATCAATTCTTTCACTATATTCTGGTAAGTCTACTGAATGAAAATTAGCCATGAAGAAGTTTGACTTTTTACTGAATCTAGCCAGAGTATTATCTTCACGAACTTTCAATGTTTCCATCATTAGACGATCAATAGTAGGTTGATCGGCGCCCATCCAATCTAATAATTGTTTGAATCTTTCTGATAATAAATGACCAGATGAATAACCAGTTTTAAATCCACAATTGAAACAACTGTAATTTACTTTTTCATCACTGATTATTAAACCAGCACGACCACGAGTATCTGCAGTTTCACCATTATGATGACAACATACACCATTACCAGACAACCAACCTCCAGCCGAACGTTTAATACGTCTTCCATTTTGCCATAAACTTATAATGGTTTCAATTACAGTATTGGTCATATTAATAAAAAATAAAAGTCATAGTATATTATACTATGACCTGTGAAAAAAATCAATTGTATTGGATACTTATCTAGCCAATATTTCTACTACATCACCTTGAAGAAAACTAGTATTTGGTATAACTGGATATGTTCCAGTATTGACAATCATCATTCTAACAAAAGGGTGATATCCTTGAACATTAAATCCATCAGTGATTGTTTCTGCAGTATAACTAACTGAATCATCAAGTGGATACCATAAACTAAAATCTCCAAGAGTACTACCTTGTAATTGAATATTACCAGTAAAGTTTTCAAAAGTTACTTGAAGTGATAATACAGGAGCTTCAGCCGTATTAATATAACTACTATAGTATGTTACTGGTTGACCTGAACTTAATGGTGGTACATGACTTGGAATAGTTACTACTTTACTTGGTACAAATGATGGTAATACACTATTAACAATTCTAATTATACCACGTGCACCACCTTGACTATCTACAAATACTGGATAGTCAAATGTATCAATTGGTATTTCTAAACTATAATAACAATATTGAGTATTAATGTTTTCAATATCATCTTTGGTTAATGATAAACTGGTTAATCCAGTAACTGGTAGCACTGGTGTTAATGTCTTTTGTATAAGAATAGCAGTGCCATCAGCGTTCAATATTCTGCAAGTTATAACTTTACCACTAATATTAACTGGTTTTTGATTTTGATTGATGAACGAAAATTCAAGCAGATTGTCCACGCCACGACTGATTATTAGGTCTTTAGAATACACTTTTTCATAACTCCTTTGTGCGCCAGCTGGTGAACGTTCCAATAAAACTACCAGTTGTCGTTGATTGTACAAGTAGACGTTTGTTTGAGCTGTCACTTTAATGTCCTTATATATAATATTTATCTGAATTGGATATTATTATATCCAGAAAACCACGCCGATAAATAATGTTACTATAATATTGTCAATACATGGTCAATGAATTTTTTCAGAAATTAAGCGAGAATCACCCGTTCATTACGGTTTGTACCTATGCAAACTTAGAATACGTTGGTATTATACAAAATAGAGATGATGTAGTTACTACATTCTATGACTATGGTAGTATTGTTGAACAAGATTTAAAGATATTATTCTTAGAATTAGGTGAAAATTGGTGGTGGGAAAGTAATAGATTGATACCAATTAATATATTTCTCAGAGATGATTGGTCAGTATTTCGACCATATCTAAAAACATTCAATAATAAAGGGTTAAATGTATTACATGGCCCAACAACCAGTTTAAATGAACTGACAAAAAAACGAATTAAACGTAGAAGTATTACACTAGTTAAAAAGATGATCTGACAATTGATGTGCAGTTGGATCTTGTTCTAACAAATTCATATGAATTCCCACCAAATGAGCATATGCACAGGCATGTGACTTCTTGAATGAATAACTTTCTTCATCTTTATCCCAAATTGTTTTATTAATCTCTTTCCATGTCTTACCAATTAAATGTTTCTTTCCTGGTCTAATCAATGAAATGAACATAGATAATCTTGGAATACTGTTAATTGGTTCTGGCATTTTTAACATAGTTTCATAATGATAAGAATTACCAATCTGAATCAATTTGTCAAAGAATTCACGATCTTGTAGTTTTAACCAATTTGGTTCTTTCATCAATTCAATTAAATGTGATTCATCTTTGATTAGTTTATATAACCAAACATTTAATAAATCTAATTTAATATATCCACGATTTTCACATTCAATATAATCAATTGATGTCATATCATAGGAGGAATCATAGGGTATATCAGTTACATATACACCACTACCATGTTTACGAATAGGAGTTACATTTCTCATAGCCGCGCTGGTATATTCAATATGTTCTAACAATATATTACGATCACCAAAATCTAAATCAATATCGGCACTAAATTTCATAGACCCTCAATTTGAGAAATAACTGAATTAATCATTTTTGTTTCTTCACTATCACGTTTGAATTTAATATTCCAACGTTCAGGATCAATATATGGATAGATAAGATTTCTTTGATCATCATTTAATCTATTTAAAAAATCAACACCAGTTTTACTTTGATATACAATCCATGGACTAATTTTACCATTGATAATATGATAACATAATTTATTTATATTAACATATTTAAACACATCACGTAATTGTAGATTTTCATTTTCACTTAACGTTAACATATTATTCACTGATCGTTTGACAGCCATCATACCGTCTTCATTTCTAAGATGAATTATCAAATATTTGGTATAAACTTTATCACTATTCCAATTATCAAGTGGTGTATTTTCTTTAAGTAAATGATCTACATAATTCAATGAATCAACTACTGATGCTTCTACACAATACAAACCAAACTTGACAAAGCCAACATAATAGGCACTAGAAATAAAGTCAACATATTCTTTTTTCTTTTTAAATGGTTGAATTGTTTTATAGAATTTAAGCCAAGCCTCATATGCAATTCTATTAGCAGGTTTATCTTTCTCTTGCCAGCGACGTTTTTGCTCACATAAATGTTTAAGCAAATTTCCAGGTTTTACAAAATTTCTTTTGCAATGTTCACAGCGATATTCTTCCGACTGTTCAGTTTCCACTTTCTCTTTCATAGTCTTTGATATCTTCTTCTGATATTAGTTCACCCATTAATTCCAAATCTGATCGTTTCATGTTAGGAAACATTTCTGCCAATTTGAATAAATGACGTTGTGTATTGGTATATTGAACACTTACTTCTTCTAATACATCAGGTTTTAATCCAGAATATATTTTAGAAAAGTATTCTTTAACATCTTTTTTTACTGCTCGTTCTTTTAAATTTACAATTTTTGGTTTCATGTGAGGTATCCAAGTATGTTTTTGATTACCAATTCCCGGACTGGCAGAACATAACATTAACCATTGTAACTCTGGATGATCTTGAACATGTTCATCAAATAAATATTTGTTAACATATTCATTAGTACTACCCAAATAATATGCTGCCACTGGACCATTTTTTGTTACAGAACTAACCCAATGTGTCATCATATATGGGACAAATTTCTTTTTCTGATCATCAGTAAGATTTTTATACCAGTTATAATTCTTTGAATCAATAGCAGATAATGCCTTGAATAATTCAAAGTCTTGATCTGTAAATTTTTCATCACTTGATACCGCTGGTTTTTTAGTTGCCATTAAAATGCCTGTGCATAGTCCACAATTTCACAATTACGACTGATTTCTTTTACAAAATATATACAACGTGGTTTTTGATCTTCTTCAATTGGTACACATAAGAATTGTCCATTCTTTAATCTAGGGGCATACCATGTTACATCATGATATACATCCAAGATTTCAATGTCAAGAAAACTGGGTTTGAAACCACTTAATGGATTGAATTCAAATGCTCTAAATCCACGATCATTAATACTGGTTAATGGTAAAGTTTCTAAATCACCCATCTCACTTTCACCAATAAGAATTTGCCAATCTAACGGCATCTTAATAGTACAATCTCCAATACGTAATACTAATGCCGGACTATTAAAACTTTCTAAAAATATTAGAGGTATATAATGATAATCTACATTTTGTGGATTACTATTATCTAATATGGCAAATCTAAGATCATCTATTTCTTCTGGTAGATTTTCCAGATTGTAAGAGCAATTGTCTAATGTTAAAATCTTAATTTTATTTCTCCAATAGTAAACATTTTACTATATAGGCGATGATTTGTCAAGTGATTATGGATATTTGTCATAATCATCTATATTTGAATTTCTCTATCGTGAATGGATAGTTTGCTTCACGATAAAACTCTTTTCGTTTAGTTAAATGACGTTTAGCAAATCTACAACTACTGGTTAGATCCCAAATTTGAACGAAATCTTTATCTTCCGCTTTTCTAATACCACGTCCAATACTCTGAATAACTCTTGTGAAACTTTTTCCAGATTCAACCATAACCAAATTAAAAATTCTTGGTATGTTAAGTCCAACTGCAGCAATACCATATGTGGCAATAATTACTTTATCATCACTAATTGCTACTTCATCATACTCAACTTTTCTAACTTTAGTTTTATCTTTACCACTGAGAAATACACTATTAGGTATTCTTGCAGACAATTCATGTCCAGCAGCCACACGATCAACCAAGATCAATGTATTACCAGTTTCAATAATCTTTTCTATAATCTGACTAAGAGCATCAAGTCTATTTCTATCTTCAAGTAAATGTTTAAGTTCAGATTGATAATCACCAAATTCTAATTCATCTTGTAGTTGTACAATGTTAACATGACATTTTGATAATACATTCTTTTCTTGTAACTCTGAGGCTGATAGTTTATTAATTACAGAACCAATACTAACCATTAAAGCAGCATAGGCATATTTGTCTTTGGGAATTGTACCAGTTAATCCCCAACGAATTGGTATCTGAGAGAATACACCAGTAAGTAATGTCTTAAGAGCATCTGCCTTAGCCATATGTACTTCATCTACCATAACCAATACTACATCTTCAATAAATTCTTGAATAGTTATATCTGCCGTACCGTCTTTGGTATTTTTTAATAGATTGTTTAAACTTTGCCATGTACATATTGTATGTTTACGACCAAACTCTTTACGATCACCAAAATATACACCAACATTCAGACCTAAATTAATATAATCTGCCTCTGTTTGTGTAACTAAATCTTTGTTTGGTACAATTACAATTGATCTACCATATGGTTCTACTCTGTAAGACAGTGCGGCAGTCATAAGAGTTTTACCAGCACCAGTAGCAATTTCTTGTAATGATTGTGGATTAGCCAAAAAGTTATTGACAATAGATATTTGATAGTCACGTAGAACTACAGGTTGACCTTCACGTTCATGACCTTTGGGCCAAACTTTACCATCAAATGTATGTTCGTCTACCAAGTCAAATGAGAATGTGGTATTATAATCCCTAGTATCTATTAGTTCAACATCATAATTTCGTTGATCTAGATATTCAAGTATATCTGGTAATAGATTAATGTAGGTGGATCCACCTAATTGAAAATAGGATACTTTCCCATTCCAACGACCCAATCGGACACTTGGTTGATATCTTGCCCCAGGAATTTCATATTCAAACATCTTGACCAACGCTCTACGATCAACAACATCTAAATCTTCAATTTTTGCGTTGACTTCATCTTTAATAATTAATTTACACTGTCTCATAATAAGTATTATACTTATCTTATTATACAATGTCAAGTGATTAGGCAAACAAAAGCCCCTTAATTGGGGCTTTTTTGACACTTGATAAAATTATCGATTAGTAGTACAAGTATTCATGGCCAGAGTTTTCCAATCTGTTTCATCCACTTTAATCAAGTCGGCAATTTTAAGTGCCATACGAAGAGATACTTCACGAAGAACACTACGATTTTCCCACATGAAATCCAAAATTTGATCACCCTCATTGGATTCAATATCATATTCTTTGAACAAACCACCATCAGCATCGCGATGAACCTGACGAATACGTAACATACGATCACGTTCAGTGTTAATGGTTAAATCCAAATAGTGACAACGTGATTGAAGTGCCTCAACGTGAGCGGCAATTTTACCACGAGCCGTACTGAAATTCAAATTGGTAATGAAAATGACACTACCTTTGAAATCAAAACTTGGTGGAATTCCTTCTTCACGAAGTTTACGTGAGTCAGTGTTCCAGAAAATCTTGCGACGTTTTCCACTATCCAAAGCGGCTTTCAGAATGTTAAGTGCATCTTCATCATGAAAAATGTCACAATCATCAAACACTAAGACGTTTTTAGGATCACTAAATTTGTACAGAGTGGCGTATAAACCCAAGGCTGACATAGCGCCTTTGACAATTTCGTAACGGACTTTCTTGTTAGCCAAACGGTCAAATGTACTATACATTTCCAATTGTTGTTCAACACCAAACGATTTACCAACTCCTGGTGGACCCGATACGATCAAGGCACGAATGTCGCTGTTAATACAGGCACATGACATTTTGTTCAGAATAGAAAAACGAGTGGCGATGCGATTCATGGCATCTTCATCAGATTCCGCTGAAACTTCTGGTTCTTGTGTTGCGGGAATAAAATTTGACACTTGGCTTGGAACAGATTTACGACCAGTTTCCAACACTTCAATGGCATTGAAATTTGGCACATCAATATAACACAATTTTGATTCAGTCGGAAGTTGACCTGAATTTTTTACTTGAATACGCCCATCTTTATTTGATGTAAGTGGACGTGCCAAAGTGAAAACAGTGTTTTCAAATTTGAAATTTTTATAAGAACCGCTCGTAACACGAATTGAAGTAGCCATTTATTAATGCCTCAGAATCATTGAACAGATATCAGTATAACGCAAACGTGATTTATTGTCAAATTTATTGGAATTTAGTGTAGTTTAATTGAGACACAAATCCATCACGATGAGCCTTGACTTTTCCAGTCAAATTGACAGTATTTCCAACAGTCAAATTTGGTCCCCAGTTACTTGTGGCGAAAAATACACTAAGATTTTCTTTAGTAATTCCAGAGATAAAATAACAGCCATAATTCTGAGAATATGAGGCTTTGACAATCTCTACACTAAGTGTAACTTTAGTACCAATTTTTCCCACATATTCAGATTTACATTCACGTAAACGACTGTCTACATCGCGACGTTTTTGTGCCTTGGAAAAAACCAATGGTAAACAAGCCATAGTTGCCATTTCACGTTCTGAAATTTCCTCGCCATTGGCCAAACTCATTGACTTGTTTTGAAAATCATTAAGAATTTTACCTTTGAGAATTTCAAAAGTAAGTGCCTTGAAATGAGTACGAATATCTTTACCAAGCTCACGATCAGAATCAGTGATTTTATGTGGTTCTGCCAAAAACTCAATCATCAATTGTTTATTTGGTAGTTTATGTTGTTGCACAGAAATATTATCTGCATCAGCAATTTCATACTGATTTAAATTAACTTTAACGTATTCACCCTGATTAACACGATCAGCGGCGGCTGATGCGGCAAACATCAAATCCGCGGGATACATAACTGATTTTTGTCGTGTCATATTAATACCTTGAGAAAATTGTAACAAAGATAATTAAACTCATTTTGAGTAAGCCCCGGTATATGCTTCTACCATATCCGTGACATGTCCAACCAACGTGAGTTCATCCGGTTTATACCAAGCCATCTTTTGTTCTGTACGTTCGTTTGCAAACGCCAATGCGGCTTCACCATGTGAGTTAAGTTCTGAAACTACAGCAATCGTTCCAAACTTAGTACGAACAACATCTAACAACTTCAATCCTCTTAATCTCATTTTACATACTCCAATATGATTCAGAACTGGGCGAACAAAAAGAAGGCGTATCATAGCGTTCTTGAAATTCTTCATCACTCAGAATATTTTTACGAGTGACATAAGTTTCGTGTAATTCAACACGATAACCTTTACTAACAGGATAAGTACTGATTTGAATTGCCCCTACGTGAGCCTCAGCCGATTTCAGAGATGCTTTAACAGACAGATCGTATTTTTTAACCAGACTTTCGCCTGACTTACGCCGACCATCACGTTTATAAACTTCTACTGTGTATTCTTTTTCTTCTACTGGGAAGAACGCTGGATAGTTTCGTAACATAATTAGTTCCTTTTCATCAGTGTATGTGTATATTATACACGAAAATGGATTTGTTGTCAATAAAAAGTGTTGTTTTTATACAACACTTTTACATTAATTAAGTAGTCCATTTATCACCAGTAATTACGTTAACCAACTCAACTCCAGAGCCAAAAGCGGCACGAGCTTCAAAACGCTCTTCATCACTGGGACCTTTGTAATTTTTACGATAAGATTCCAAAAATGCAGTTTGTTCTTTTTGACGAATTAAGTTACTTTTAGTAACTTCTTGTTTGAGAATATTGCCATTTTCAAACAATTTAGTTAACATATCATCAAAAGGAACTTGATCATTTGATTTCCAACGTACAACGCCATTTGTTACATAAATTTCTTTTGAATGTTTTTCAATGTTATTAATCATTTTCGCTTTCATTTATCAGTTTCAATACAAGTATTTTACAGTAAAATGGATTTGTTGTCAAATTTGAAATATTGAGAATATCTTAGTGTTGCATAAAAACAACACTAAGATTTACTCAGTAAAAAGCGTATTATATGTGGAATTTACTACTTTTTTGACTTTGGGAATGATGATATCTGGATGTGGGATATAATTCAATACAGCGATTTCTGTACCACGACTATTTTTCTTATAATTTTCTTGTTTATGACCACGAGTACTAGACCAACGAAATACATCTTGACTATGCCAATGATATTGATCTTTGGGATACCATTGTTCTAATTCTGGAAAATCATAATAACTTAAACACCATTTACCTTGGGCATTTTTAAGTGTATCAGCCAATTCTAAATGTTTTGTATCTGGGAATTCTGCCGTATATAAATATTCTTTCTTAAAATATGGTGGATCAACATAAAAGAATGTAGTTGGACTATCATATTTTTTAATCAAATCAATACAATCCATGTTTTCTACTTGTGTAACACCAGTTAATCTATCAGTATAAGTTTTGTTTTTTAACTTATCTTTGATAGTATCATATTTGCTACCGTACTTTCCATTACTGGCAGTATCACAGAAATAACTATTAGTATTCAGTCCAAGTGTGGTACCACTAAAGATTTGAGTTTGAAGATAAAGATATTTTGCAGCTAATACAACATCACCAAGAATTACAATTGATGAATTTCCAAAAACATCTTGTTGAAATTGTTTATATAATATTGGATCGCTTTTGGGATAACTTTCTAATTGTTGTAATAGTTGTATATGTTTGGATCTAAAACATTCATGAATATTGGCAATAAAGATATTGAAATCGTTATATACTCTAGTTGAACATTGTAATATTCTTTTACTTCGAATACCAACCCATCCTGCTCCACGAAATACTTCTACGAATGTAGTTATTCCAGAAACTGGAAATAA